TTTATTGACAGGACAAATCAGAGGTAAAATGGTTTACTCTGGTGGGGTTCAATATTACAACTCAGAGGATATTGTTTGGGCTAGACCTATTGCATAATTGAAACAAGTAACAAAGGCGGTTTAGTTACCGCCTTTATTTTAAAAAATAAGATATGGCTTGTGATTTAACAGCTGGGCGTTTAAGAGCGTGTAAGCAAAATATTGGGGGTTTAGGAAAACTATACCTTTTTAATTTTTTAGAAAATCCTTTTACAGTAGCGGCAGGTGTTGCAACAGCAATCAACCCATTACTTACAGAGGCTTTCGAATTTGAGATTGAAGGCGACGGTAATAATGTTTCAGAAAGTTTTGTTTCTGACAGAAATACGGGTACTTCTTTAAATACTCAAACAATGACAATAATGTTGAAAAAAATTGACGCTACAACATCGGCTCAATTAAATCTTTTGACATACGGTTTCCCAATGGCAGTAGTAAAAGACAGAAACGGAATTTTCCACGCTATTGGTATTGATGACGGAATTGATTTTACAGTTGTTCAAGCTACGGGCGGAGCAAAAGGCGAAATGAATGGATACACTTTAACGGGTGTTTCTACAACAGGTGCTTTATCTCCTAAATTAGACAGCACAACAGCAACAGCATTCGAAGCATTGGTTTAGTTTTTTTGATTAGTTTTAAAACCCTATTTGTCACAAAATAGGGTTTTTTTAGTTATATAGATATGAACGTAGTAATCCCATCAAATACAACCCATACTTTAAAGTTAATCCCTCGATTATATCCAAGCGATGCATTGGTATTGTCTTTATTTAATGAGGCGTCACAACTGTCGGAAACAGTTGAAAACACATATTTAGTTGCCGATGGTAATTTGTTTTTAGAGTTTGATTTTACTTTTATTGAAAATTCAAAGTATCAAATTAAAATTACTGAAAATACAGAGGTTATTTACAGAGGGAAACTAATTGCTACATCGCAAGTTCCACAAGATTATAAGCTAACAAATAACGTATATTATTCATAATGGCACAAGATATTAGACTAATACAATTAAACAATTACATACGCCCGAAAGTAGAAGAAAACAAATCTAAAAATTGGGTATTGAATGGGAAACACAATTCATTTTATCATTACATGATACAACGATATAATGGAAGTACTACTCATTCAGCAATTGTAAATTCATACATTGATATGATTTACGGCAAAGGTATTGGAGCGAGAAACGCTTTTACAAATACTGCTGATTGGTTACGTTTTAAAGTAATTATGAAAGATGAAGATGTTAGACGTATTGTTTCTGACTTTGTAATGTTTAATGAGTTTTCGGCACAAGTGATAAAAGCCAAAAATAAAATAGATTTGGGAGCTATAAAGCACACACCAAAAGAACGTATTGCACCTTCAATTGAGAATGAAGAAGAAGAGATTGAAACTTATTTTTACTCACGGGATTGGAGTAGTAATAAATATATTCCTTTACCTTTTCCTGCTTTTGGAACTTCAAAAGATGAAATTGAAATCTACAACGGGATGCCATATAAAGCGGGTAAAACTTATTTTAGTGATCCTGATTATTTGGCGGGTATTCCATACATGGAAATGGAAGAGGAAATCTCAAACTATTATATCAACCATATTAAAAACGGTTTGTCTTTTGGGTATATTATTAATATTCCTGACGGTAATTCTTTGAGTGAAGAAGAAAAAGACGATTTAGAATATAAGATAAAAGCAAAATTAACGGGTTCAAGTAATGCGGGTAAATTTGTTTTATCATTTAATGGTAGGGATGCAGAAATAACCGTAACACCTTTGACCGTAAACGATGCTCATAAACAATGGGAATATTTAACAAGCGAAAGCCGTCAGCAGATTATGACTTCGCACCGTGTAGTTTCACCTATCCTATTTGGTATTAAAGATAATACGGGATTTGGTAATAATGCGGATGAATTAACAACGGCAAGGGAGCAATTGATTAAATACGTTATTGAGCCAAAACAACGCTTTATAATCGACGGTATCAAACAAATACTTGAGCATTACGATATTAATTTGGATTTGTATTTCAAACCTTTGCAAGAAGTAGTTGTTGTTTTATCAGAGGAAAAAAAAAAGACTGAATTAGATTTGTTTATTGATTTAGGTGAAATTGAAGATTTAGATAATTACGATTTGATTGAATGCAAACCAGTAAATTATGAAGAAGAAGATAAAATACAATTAGCAAGTACTGGAAGTGCGAACCCGCTAAATAAGTCAAGATATGATTTGTTTGATACTATCACAAGGTATCGTTATGCAGGGAGTATGTTAGGTGAAAGAGATTTTTGTTCTAAAATGGTAGGTGCAAAAAAGATATATCGCATTGAAGATATTGAAGCAATGAATGATAAACCCGTTAATGCTGGTTTTGGGCCTAAAGGTGCAAACACATACGATATTTTTAAATATAAAGGCGGTGTAAATTGCCATCATTATTGGGAAAAATTAACATACAAGCGTAAAAATGAAACTGTAAAGGTCGATGTTAAGTCACCGATTGCAATTGATAAAAGTAACCAACAACCCGCAAAGGGATTGGCAGGAGTTGAACCGATTAATATGCCGAACAGAGGCGCATTAAATTAATAAAAAAGTATGGAGTTTTTATTTATTACACCGCAAGAAATGGCATCGACTACCGTATTAGGTGGGAATGTTGATGTAGATAAGTATATTTTTTGTATCGCAAACGTTCAATTAATGACTATTGAGCCGTTATTGGGTACTGAGTTATACAATAAAATAGCGGATGAAGCGGAGGCGGAAACGTTATCAGGCTTGTATTTGGAATTATACACACGTTTTGTCAAACCAATTACAAAACACAAGTCAATGGCTGAGTATATCGAAATCGGGCAGTACATGGTTGACAATGGCGGTATCTATAAACACACGGCAGACAATGCGGAAATCGTAACTAAAGATGAAGTTTTGTTTTTATCGAATAAATACAACGCATTCGCACAAGGGTTAATCATTCGCTTTAATAAATGGATTTGTAATAATTCAATCCCTGAGTTTAAAACGTACCAAGATGAGGTTAATGCAAATTTAAATATTAAGGTAACGGCAGGTTGGAAATTAAACGGTAACCGATATAATGACAGACCATGGTACTTGCAGTAAATAGCGGATATAATAGAAAATGCAAAAATAATTTAGGAGGGATTGAGGAAATTTATCTTTTCCCTTTTGTAAATTATTCACGCTCTCAAATAGTAACAAGTGCAAACATATTAACGAGTTTTCCAACGACAACTATTTATAAATTCTATTCTAATGGTTTGCAAAATGCAAACGAAAGTCAAGAAACGGAAGCGGGGGGAAAGTTTTATAATCAAACTATCGCTTTAGAATTGCAAGGGGCAAATGATAGTCAAAATATTTCAAAGTTATTAAACAAAGATTATCGTTTAATCTTTAAAGATAGAAACGGATTGTATCGCATTTTTGGACTTTACAAGGGATTAGAGGCAGGAACTTTGAACTATGGAACGGGAGGTTCAAAAAGTGATTTCAACGGCTTTAAAATTGATTTTAGTGGAAAAGAAGAATTGCAAAGTTTTTTTATAACCGATTTAGAAGGAGCGGGTTTTTTTAATGCTGATTTTGATTATAGAATTACGGAAGCGGGTGAATTTAGACTAACAGAAAATAACGAATTTAGAATTATAAACTAATGGCAAATAAAAAAATAACCGATTTACCCGAATTAGCGGAAGCACCAAACGACAATGATTTATTTGAAATTGTAGACGTTTCAACGGGTATAAGCAAAAGAATTAAAGCGCAATATCTAGGCGGTGGCGCAGGAAGCACTCCGACGCTTGATGAAGTTTTAACTGAGGGTAATACATCAACAGGCATAGATATAGAATTGACATACGAGCCAATTGGTGGAGGAGGACAATTTACAGCAATTGATGACACGGGATTAATTAGTTCTACTCATTTATACGATGGTTTTAGAATTTCAAATAGTAGTTTTGATACCGATTATTTAAATGGTAATGTATTTTTTAATGGTGGTTCAGGTGCTAGTACAAATGTAATATTTACTGGTCCAACTGGTTCTGGAACAATATTGATACCAGACGTATTAAACTCAACTGAAACTTTTGCTTTATTAAGTGACGTTCCACCTGCAATAACAATCGATGCAGTACCAACCGATGGCAGTACGAATGCTGTTAGTTCAAATGGAGTGTTTGATGCTTTGGCTTTGAAAGCTGATAAATATTTTACAAATAACACAACTGTATCAGCAGTAGGAACTACCGAAACTATATTATTTTCTCAAATTATAGCCGCTAATAGTAAAGTTGTTGGAGATAATTTTTTTGTTAAAAGTTACTTTGAAAAGATAGGAACTGCTGGAGCTTATTTGGTTAAATTTAGACTTTCAACAGATGGCACTATTGCTAATTCGGTGATAATAGCAATAGCAAATCCTACTTCAGTAAATAATTGGTATCCGTTTATAAGAAATATGTTAAAATTTGAAAGCGGTAATATATTAAGAACTTTTTTAAGTACTCAAAATTTTGCAAATGATGATGCTGCATTAAGTGTAGCAACATCAACACATACTTATAATTTAGCTAATAATTATTACATATTAGTTACAGCACAAAATTCAAACGCAGCCGATACGACTTATTTAAGAAACATAATAATTCAATAATATGGAAAACTATCACGTTATTAAAAATAATACATCAAATGAAACCGCTATAATTTTTTCAAATAAAAACATTGAAAATAGCATATTAGCTACTGAAAATAATGTTAATTTTAAAAAATCTATGTTTGATAAATATCCAAATCCTACAACTGTAATAGAAGGGATTAGTGAAATTGAATTAATAGAACAATCGTTACACAACGAAACGCAAAAATACATCCAACGAACAACTGATGGGGTAAATGCATACGCAAAAATAAGTGCTGAATTTAGACTAGCAAAACTAAATGGAGTTATTGATGAAGCAACACATTCGTATATTGAAAATCTATTAATACCGATAAGAAATGAAGTTTTAGCGGGGCAATGGATAAGCGCAAAGCAAAAATTAATTAACATTGG